TAAAAAAGATGTGATAACAATGCCACTTGGGTAGAGGAGCATACCGAACAAGGCGAACCAGCACATGTTCTTTTGCGCCTCAGCTTTTTCATTAGCTATTTCAAGAGCTTGTAATCTTTCTGTAGTAGCAAGTTCCGCATCTGTTACCACACCATCACCGTCAGCGTCGTACTTTTCATACTCACTTCCTGGTTCAAGTTCTTTATTCATCTTTATCCTCTGGCTCATCTAGCTCTTTGTAATAGGTTACTATAGATAGAATCTGACGAATATATCTTTTTATTTCTGCCATGTTAACAGATAAGTTTTCATATCCAACAGGGCTAACGCCATAGTAAACATTGGTAGGAGCATTACCTTCTTTTAAATCTGTAAGATACTCATCCATTGTTTCTGGTGTTAGAACTTTCCATTCAACGGGTTTTGTGTTGATTTTGTTAGGTAGAGGTGGGTGATATACTGCAGCAGGTTTTGTGATAGTTACCACTTCTACCGCTTTAGTTTCTGGTGTGTACTGTCCGTTTCCTATTAAACTGCAGCCACTACAAGTTAGCAGCAGGAGAAGTAATACTTTCAAATTCATCTAACACCTCCTTTGTTCCTTTGTTAATTATATTCTCAATTAATTTGGGTTTGCGTAAGCTCAACATATTTATATCGTGCTTATCAAATTTACTTTTAAGTTTACTAACTTCTTCACGGGCTTGATTGTTTTGTTCTTGGAGCGTGTTGATTTTTTCAAAGGCTTTTTGTTTATCTTCTTCTGCTTGTATTACTTGATTATTGAGTTGTTTGATACTGTTTTCTAGCAACAATTCATTATCAGCTGCTTGTCTTAGTTCTGCAGCCATCGTTTGTTTTTGTGCTTCTGATTTATCGTAGTACAGTTTAAATGCACCAGACATAACTATTAATCCAACACCAAGTAAAGCACTCATTTGCCACATAGAACCTCCTTTAGTCGTAGAAGACTTGGTTTTTGCTAACTCTTTTAGGGATACAGTAACTCGTAATATTTTGTTGACGATAGTAAGGACGGTGTTTATTACTCCACTTACCCTGCTCAATTGCGCTACTAAAAACATTGCACCTGTGGATGTTACGAAAGAGCATTTTATCATCTGACACAACCTGTCCTTCGACTAAAACAACAAGAAGAAATGCTAGAACCACGGCTCCCGTTTACCGCCATCGTACTCACGCAAGTGTCCTTCCTTTAACATGGTAGTAAATATGTTTTTCTTTCCGTCATACAGCACACCTAATATTCTTCCGTACTTGCCTTTTCCGTGGCTATGTACATGTAAGTCTGCGTCTTTAAGTAAATCTTCTAATCTAGCTTTAGCTGCTTGACCAGCTGTTTTTTCTAAAAGATTTCTAGTGCGTGACTCGGGTGCGTTAACGCCATAGAAACGAATACGTTGATTGGTGAGTGATACGTTGAATCCTAAATCTAAGTCAACGTCTACTGTGTCACCATCAACAACTCGTCTTAGTGTAGCTTTGTAAAAATATGGTTGGTTAGCCATTCTTTTTACGTTTCTTTTTTCTGGTAGTAAAGGCTTCGTTTTCAGGAGTATTAGGATCGTCTTTAACAAAACGTCCTTTAGAGTCTCTGGTTCTGACTGTTTCTAATTCTTCTGTGTCGGTGTTGTTACCAAAGAAATTGGCTACCCATTTGAATAAACCCATAGTGTCCTCACTTTCCTAGTTAGGTTAAGACATTATAGTAGAGGAATAGAAAAAAGAAAGGCCCAAGAGGGAGATTAACTTGGGCCTTCTTCAAGGTGGTACATCCATGAAAAAAACTTATGTTTAAATTTGGAGATTCAAACAAGATTATCGTACTGTTTTTTCTATATTGGTGCAAACATTTAAGATGAAATTAGATAAATCAGAGGGTTTTACAGCTTTTTTCAAGAAATTTTCTTTAGAAATGGGGGTATTCCACTGTTTATCTTGAAGAATTAAGATGTTTTTTCCTTCTGTGCCAACTACTACAGCAGCATTGTGACCCATATCAACAAAGTTATCTAACCATTGTAGTTGCAGTTTACTTAAATTTATTTTTACACAAGTAGTTTTTATTTTGGGTAACGATGGCACGTATTTATATTCAACAAATAAAATACCTTTGTCTCCTGCATACATGGAGTCTGGTACGCCATTAGTATAAGAGTCGTGTATTTTCCATTTGTATAAGTCAACGGGAAGTTTGCGGTGGACAGATTTTACAAAGCTATGTTCGTTCATCCGTATCAGGTAGTTCTTGCTCTAAGCGTTGAAGATACCAGATGGCTTTTCGTATGTCTTCTTTTGGTTTGTTTTTGTACTGATATCGCCACAGGTATTTCATTACTGCACCTTTAAGATACCCAAGATATTCATTATGAGACATGCTTGCTTTGATTCCATCAATGCACTCGATGTCCCCCTTGGTGTAATGCGGTGGGTGGTTAACGTTATCTTTCATTGTAGCTGTTAAGTTACTCCCCATTCACAAGGAGCAGGGTTTCCTGTTTTGTAGCTGCACCAACGGCACGCACTTGCACTAGGCGAAGGCGTGAAGTTTTCTTCTGTGGTCATAGCCACACCACGATTGTGCCAACTTGCAGCAAAGTTTAATGCTTCATTGCGAGTGTAAAATTTTTTAGTGGTCTGTTGTTTATCGAGATACCAAAGTTCTGTTTGCACAGCTTCTATTTCTGGGTAGCGATAAAACGTACCAATGGCATACAGTAAACACTGTTGCCCGTGTGTTATTTCATTGCCCCATTTTTTGCCTGTCTTGTAGTCAATGACTCTAGCAGAGTTGTCTTCTTCAAAGACTAAGGCATCTAGTTTAATGCGTACCCAGGTGGTACTGCCTACCCATGCAGTAGGCTCCCAATCCATAGTAAAACCCCAATCACCTTCTAGTTCTACTCGTGCATCTGCATAGAGCGCACGAAGATGATCAAAATCTTGAGCGAACTTTTTAAGTTCTTCAGGCATTTCACCTAGTTCGCCTTTTACATAGGCTTCTGCTTGTTCATGTATCTTTGATCCACGGGATGCTGCTGGGTTTGTTGGTTCAGGTATCTTCTGTACACGGCTAAGATAGGCACGGTAGGCGCATTCCTCAAATGTTTTGAGTGCTGAAAAGCTCCATGCTTTGAGTGGTCCTAATTTTTCTGGTCGTTCAAATGGTAACGACTCAACTGGTATTAGTTTCATCTATTTTGATGCACTCTAAATTAAAATGCTCAGCAACTTTTGCTGTAGTAAGCCTTTGTTTATATAACAAACACTCATCTAAACTGTCATAACTACCATACAAAAAAACATTTATCATGCCAAAAATATATAGGTTAAACACTTAGTAGCACCTTATCTTCTGATTCAAAGTATTCATCAGCTAAATGTTTGGCGGTTTCTTCTGGTGTTGTCCAGTTTACCACAACGCCACGAATAGGGTTACTGTCTCGTCCACCAAAGGCAGGACGTTTTCGTACTTCAGTATCTATATGATTTTTGTTTAGTTGTTTCTTAAACTGTCTTTGATTGATTATTGGATTGTGTTCTGTCATTACGTGATAAACAGCACGGAAATGTTCAGCAGGTATGATGCTATATGAAGCTGTATTTAACTTATCTGCTATCCATGATTTAACATACCGTTGGGCGGTTAAGATTCTACCGCCATCCATTACATTGCTTGGCGTAATCTCTAATATGTCGGCAAAGAATCCTAGATCACCTGATTTGATTGAGCTACAGAACTCTTCAAATACAGTCATACTAACCACTCGCATCTGTTCTTTAGCTGCATTGTCGATAGCTACTCTGGTTGCCAGATACTTATCGTATTTGAATCCATGTAGTATTCCTGCAAACTTTGGTAGCTCAAGCTCTATCTTATCCATGTTATCAATGACATCAGGATGTGCTTTTTCTAAAGCTACTTCTTGCCGTGGCGGTATATTGTAGCGTCTGTCAGTTATTTCTAAGTTAACTGCATCAGGGCGATTAGTTAAGAAGATATAGTTAGTATAGTTAGGCGGTGCTGTTTGATTACTACGCATAGCACGTATAGTAATTGCTTCGTCTGTAATATCTGACTTGAGTTGATCAGCCACACGTTTAACTCCAGTGCTTGCTGATCCCATATGAAACTCATCAACAATTAGGAACAAAGCTTGTCGCATATACAGGTTAAAGTTTTCCTCGATGTTTCTAAGGGTACGCATGGGAACATGCTCTGGTCCGAACAATGGTCTGAGTATTTTAGAGTAGAAGACCCCTTTACCTGTGCCTTGTACACCACCTAATACCCAGGCTTTAGTTGTTTTTTGTCTAGTTTGGAATATGTACGCCATCCAGTTGATAAATCTTTCAAACTCTTCTTCACCGTTACCAAGTATATGACTAATGATTGTAGCAATGAGAGGACAGTCATCTTGTAATGTATGGGCTTTTCCGTACTCTAGCTCTTTCTTATGTAGGTCAGCTTCAAGAACATACTTGGTACGCCTGTACATGTTGACCCAGAAAGGTGCTGCAGTCATATTGATCTGGTTTTCTGTGGCTGTTGGATCAAAGAAGATAGTTGCTTCTGGTATAAAGTCAGGCGGTGGATGTCCATGTGACAGCATAAATGATTCGACTGACCCTTTAGATGTGGGTGTCAGAGGAAAATCATCAGAAAACTGATCGAGAGATGGATCAAACAGCCCGTTGTAATACTGATCAGTAAAGAAATCACGCATTACTACAGGGTAGCGGCTTATGCCCATTTCCTGTTGTTTGTCTTCGTATAATTCAAAGATAGACAGATAGAAATCTCTATCGGCCTTTTCAATAGGAAAGATTGGTTCACCTTTGAAGTTGTACATGTACGTTGGTGAGTTGAGCTTAAAGTAGTAAGCATTACTGTCACCACCGTTTACGTTGCACCGTATGTACGGCAGGTTGCTATCATCTGCTACAGAAATAGACATTTGATCAGGGTTTTGTAACACCTCTTCGATTTGCATACCTACTTTAATGTTTTTAATCTGGCTTTTTTTACGGCTTAGTCCTGATTGTGAGCGCAAGTTATTTTTTGCTTCCACTGTTTTTTGGAACACAGACTCAGGATTGATGTCATTCATAAATCTTGCAAGATCAATATGGTGTTTTTTTCGTTTAACCAGTACGATCCGATCATCTTTAGAATCAAATGGGTCATCTTCTACTGGGTCAAACGTAGGAGGTGCAATGAATACAGTTTTACTATTCTCTGAGATACTAACGTCCAACGGATAAGATAATGATTGTCCATTGCTACTGAGTGTTAAGTTATCTGTGAATAGTTGTGTTTCAAAGTTAGCTGCATTTAACCAGAGCTTTAATGCTTTGGGTGGGATAGGAACAGTAAGAAACATAAAAATGTGTATGCTTACTTTGCTAGTGTCTCGTCCAAATGATGCAGATGCCTGTGCAATGTAACTTGTTTCTTGGAACTCAGGTGGCATTTGAGATAGGATCTTTTCAGCAATAGATTGTACATCACCGCTGTTTAAATTTTTCTGTCTTATCGCTGTGTTAGGGATAACGAGTTTATCAATATCCAATACCAGGAGTTGTGTATATGCTGTGCGATCTGATTTCTTTGCACGGCTTTCGTTTACTAATGGCTCCCGTAAGTTACCTTTAAGAAGGCAATACCCTTTGTTTGCATAGCTTCTAAGATATTGCTCAAAGGCCATAAGTCCTGCTTCGTCGGCTGAAACAGTATGCTCATGTGAGGTGAAGTTTTTCACCATTGGATAATTTCTAACTTCGTCCCCTGAAATGTGCTTGGCTAAAGCGACACCGTTTGTTGATTCAAGGAAAGTTAGTTTCATTGGTAGTTAAATCTCCATTTAATTTTTCTGCTCGATCAATACTAATAGATTCATCAGCATCAAACGTAAGTTTTACAGTTTTATCAGATATTTTGCTGAGTTTAATTTCAGCTATGACTTTACCGCTTTCATGGATGATGACACTCTGATTTATTTTTCTTGATAAAACTAATCTAGTCATGTCATTTGCTGTACGATAAGTCGTATCCGCCTTCAGCATCGAGTGGTATTTCACTGCACCAGTCAGGTGCTGCCACCATGCATTCTATTATGTGTTCCATTGTTTCTTCAGGATTCGTATCAGGTCCTACAATTACAACTTCATCGTGGACGGTAAGAGCTATCCGATACTCTGGTAACTCTCGTCTGATCTTCTCCATCGCGTCAGTAATGATAATTCTACTGAGTGCTTGTACTGCGTTTTCGGTGAGTCTCCCTCCCCAAGTGGTTTCTTGACCCCTCATGGTATTGTAGGTCAATTGCCCTTGCTCGATCCGCAGATTAGGATACATAAGTCGCATCCCGTTAGGTAAGAGTATCTTATCTCGATCAAAGGTCAAACAATTTTTGTAAGTGTAGTAACGTCTTTCTACAAAAATGTTTTCTAATACTCGCCACAGATGAGGAATAGTAGCGTAGGTCATTCGATATGTATTGACAATGTTTTGCGCTTCCGCTTCAGGTATCTCTAGCACTGGGCCACCTGATCCAGAAGCTAGTACAGATCGGAACTTTACATGCCCCATGCCATAACCAAGACCAAGAACTGCTGTTTTGCCCACAAATCTTTCTGTTGGGTTGTCATGTTTATTGATGTCTTGATTGTATACTTTACTTGCAAAGCTGCTGTATACATCCACATTATTGGCAAATTGATTGAGTAGGCTCTCTTCTCCTGCTAAGTACGCAGTCATACGTGCCTCGATATTAGATAAGTCAGCCACATATACCAGTTGATTTGGTGGAGCAATTAGACAAGTACGTAACACACTGCCACGGGGTAGGTTCTGCATGTTGATCTTTTGCTCACCAGAGAACCTACCCGTATGCGCCCCGTAGTATTTAAGCGGCACACTGATTGTTCCGTCATCATGAACTGAATCAATAAACCGTTTAGCACGGGTTTCTGAGATACGAGACTTAACTGCTGTACGTGCATCCCACAAGTTCTTATGTTCTGGATACATCTCTTGTAACTGTTTATATGCTTTATCGTTTTTACCAAATGCAGGAATCATTTTTCCTGTGTTGGGAGATTTTTTGAGCGGCACAGTGATGTCCATCTCTTCCAGTAGTTTTGAGAATTTGACGTTGCTTGCCATCACTTCTCGTGTTGTACCAGAATCTTCGATAAGTTGTTTGGCTGTAGCTACTTCTTCATCGTGATACTGTTGCAATTTTTCTTTATCTACGTGTAGCACTGGCTCTGTAAACATACGGATCGTAGCATCAATAACTGCTTTTTCTGATACTGGGAACTCAAGGTTGAAACGTTTGTATGCTGCATAAGTAAGATCAACGTCTTGTATACAGTAGCCACCAATTGTTTCATCTTGTTCTGGTGATAAGTCTTCTACCCCCATACAAGTAATTAGCTCTTCACCTTTACGCATAGTTTCATCGTCAGGCCACAGTCGTATAGCCAAGTCTTTGAGATTAGCTTTTTCATGGGGCCACCAACCACGGCTCATCGAAGCTGTGTCTACGTATTTGGCAGGTTTTGCATTGTATTTCTGGGTAAGTATGTAGCCATCAAACATAGTGTTATGGCACACAAGAACTGAGTTGTCCCAATCTATTGCGTCAATTGCGTCTTGTGTTTCGTCCGCGCTGTACCATTCAGTAGGGTCTTGATTGATCTTGATGCCTACGCCCCACACTTTGAATCGTGGGTCATTAACATACTCTACAATGGTAAGCTTGGTGAGAGAGAACTCTTTGCTGTAAAAAGTCTCAAAGTCGAGTGTTACTATATCCACATTTGCCTCCTGCAAATTATTGAAGTGGGTAGTTGCGTTTATATTCTCTTGCAGTGGGGGACCATACCTAGGGGGGAACATAAACGCTCTGAGATCCTACCCGAACCTCTATCATCACCCCCCGTTTAAGCTATTCTAAAAGCTAAAGGCATCAGAATCTAGCATCTCTTTGATATTGTTAACCAGTTTTTCTGGTGTGTACAAAGGATTACCAGTATCCCCACGAGCTAACTCTGTAGCAAATGTGAACCAGCTGTTAGAACCATTACTAGCTTTGGCATTTTTTACTTTCCATATGTATGAAAAGCGATGCCCTGCTTGGCTAATGATCTGTGTGTTCCAAGCATTTGACGCTTTGATAGCACTGCTTTTTAGATCCCAAAGTACGGGTGTTGTACTAAGGTTCATATCACTGTCTGCAAGATATAACAGATGCTCGTGATGCCGCCACACTGCAACGTTTTCTGCTTTGAGTTCTTTGTTTTCTTTCAACACAGAAGCAATTTGTTCTTCTGCTTCTTGTTGTGTTTTGAAAGTCCCAAAGAATCCACCACCTGCATTGAAATTATTTTCAATAACAAATGTTTCTTTCATGGTGATGTTTATCGCAAGAAACTCAGGCCCATATGTTTTCTTGTTAAGAATATCAGCAAAATGACCTGCTTTTGCTCCTTCAATATATTTTTCTGAACCTTCTATAAGTTCAGGATTAGTAGCTTGTAACAACTTCATTCTGGGAGTAGCCAGTTGAGTTGAGTTAAGCCCTTCATTACCTTTGGCTTGCGACTGGTCAAAGTCTACCAAGTATGAAGGTTGTTCTGACACGATTGCCATTTCATTTGACATAAGCTTTTTTCCTCACAATTGTCTCAAGTTTATTGTTTCTTTGGTGTAAGTACCGATCAAATCCGATGGTGGATTCTCAATGTCCTCACTTTCCAAAGCTTCTCTAAAAGGTGCTGCGTTGACTCGTTTCATCAACATATCAGTCCTTCCGTTGTCCACCGCCCACTGATAGATTTCTTCCCATTTATCGGGATCAGGCTGCGGTTGAATCTGGGATGAGATAGATACGGTAAAATCACCGTACTTCCCTTTTGTTTGATCTTCCTCTTTTAACCTCTTTAAGATATGAAAGTTGAGTATTTCAAGATCACCTTTCACCTCTTTAAGTTGGGCATCAAGCTTTTTCTTACGTACAGTTTTATCACCTGCAATGCGTACTATCTCTGCAAGTTTCATATCAGGAAGAGTTTCTGGAGTCCATGCGTCAGGCACGGGGGCTAAT